CCAGTACCAGGAGGCTCCCGCGAGTATTGCTCAACTGGCGGAGAAACCGAATATTAGTACTGGAATGCATGAAGTGAATGGTTTTCCTGTTCCTGACGATGCTAGGTGTCCGCAGTGTGGTAGTACGCTGATTGCGCCGATTGGGTTGGATAATTGGCGTTGCCAGAATTGTCACGCGGAGTGGATTAGTTTGCCGCAAGGTATGATGATGCAGCAGCCGAAGGCGAGCGTGGTTAGTAGGCCGAGTGAGCCGAGGGGGCAAATGTATTCTCATGAGTGTGGTTTGGAGAAGGGGCATGGTATTATTGCGCGGAGTAAGGATTGGACGGTTAAAAAGTGGTTGGCGAAGGATTACGCGCCTGATTTGCAGAAGATGTTGGTTTTAGTGAAAGCCGCAGAGTTTTCGGATATAACGGATTTGAATAGTAGACAGAAGGAGAAGTTGCGGGAAGTGTTGGCGTGGGCGCTTGAAACCGATGCGAAGTTGAAGGATGTCGAGAATAAGGTTTATTCCATTGTTAGGGATAAGGCGCGTGCTGAAGTTATTGCACGAACTGAGTTAAGTCGGGTTAGTACGGAATCTGATTTGGATAAGTACGAGGAGCACGGCGTGAAGAAAGTCGAGTGGAACGCGGTTCCTGACGAGAAGTGTTGCGATGAGTGTTGGGAGAAGAACGGTAATGAATACAGTTTGGCTAAAGCCGCTAATTTGATTCCGGCGCATCCGTGCTGCCGTTGCCTTTTTATCGCTGTTGAGTAAAGCTAAGTCTTTTAAGCGAATCTTGTGTTAGGGAACATGAGATTATGCCCCGTTTCACTTGTTTTATCCCGCTCTCTTTAACGAAAGGCGTTCCAATAGACGGTAGCCCCGTTAATCCCCCTTATTTGGAAGGCATTGCTAGCACCACTAGTTTGGACAGGGACGACGAGCGCATGAGTTCCAAGGCTTTAAGCAAGATGATGGAAGCCTTTAACACGCAGAGCATCGCCGTTTTCGGCAACCACGAGCATAGTTGGGAGAACACGCTCGGCTATGTTTCTCATAGTAGTTTGAATGAGAACAATTTGGCGGTAAAGATTGCGTTAGAGGACCCCGTGAAGAATGATAAGGTAGCGAAGTTGCTTAGTAAACTAGAGCACGGCACTCCCCTCGGTTTGAGCGTGGGTGGGGATGTGAAGAATAGTCACGATGAGAAGAACAAGTCGCTTGGGAAGGTAGTCACGGTTTACGACGATGTTGAATTATACGAGTTGAGTGTAGTGGGGATTCCTTCAAACCGTGATGCGAGTTTAAGCATTGCGCGGCAGATTGCGAAGTCTTTGAAAGAAGCGATAGTCCACGAGGAATTGAAGGCGTGCGTGGAAAACAATGAATGCGATGTTAGTAAAGCGTGGTTGGAGTGTTGGAGTAAAGACGACCCGCAAGCGTATTTCGAGAAAGCAATGGAAGGAATCGGCGTGAACGAAGATGAAGTCAACGCCGAACTAGCGGAACACCCGTGGCTAACGCATGAGCAAGCGGTTCAAATCGTTTTAGACCACCAGAATAAACCGAAAGCGAGGGCTTAAAAGCAAATCTTGTGTTTAGGGAAGTAGATAACATGGATATGGGAACTGGCGCTGATTATCACAAAGACCCGTTAGACAAGAACTTTCCTACGCCTAACCGTGTTTGCCCATTCTGTGGGCAAACGGATACTACGCTAATGGCGAGGGAAGGAGTTACGGAAGTTTATCTCTGCAATACTTGCGGGCAGAGGTACTCTGACGACTTGCAGACTAAGGTAATTACTGCAAGCGAGCAGAGTAATGCGGCAAGTGCTAATGTTGGAGAACAAAGCGTTCTCGGTAAAAAGTCTGTGGAGGGTATTACGATGAAGAAAGAAGCTAATATTGACGAAGAGAAGGAGGAAGTGAAGAAAAGCGATTCTTGCCCAAAGTGCGGTGCGAACATGGTTGACGGAAAGTGCGAGAAATGCAATTACGCTAAATCGGAAGATGAAGAGAAGATAGAGGAAAAAGGCGTTGAATCAACTAACGCACCAGGCGCTACAGGCGACCAGAACGCCGAAATCAAGCCCGGCGCTCTCTCGGCTGCGCCAGTAACCGTTCAGGCCCCTAGTCCCGTAACTCAGGGAATCGTGGGAACTGACAACCAGCCTGTGCTGGGGAAGATGTATTTGCCGAAGCAAGTGCAGGAGTATATCGTTAAGCAAGTCGCCGAACAGACGAAGGTGGCGGTTGCTAAAGCAATGAAGGCAGTGGAAACCAGTCGCGCAGGCAACTTTGAGTCAGTTGGCGCGGAAACGCTCACGAAAACGGCTCCAGAAGTCGCGACAACGGCGTCGTTTAAGGAAATGTATAAGGCTGCGAAAGGAATTTAAGTGGAGGTAATTGACATGGAAAAAGAAGTTGGCATTAAAGAAATTGGTGTAGACAAGATTGCATTCGCTCCTTCGGGTTATGATGTGCCTGATGGCACGATTATAACGAAGTGGGTTGGAAACCAGGAAACTGGTTTGAGGAAACAACTGCAGTCGGACAAGAGTTTCTCAAAAGCTATGACGACTACGGGAAGCGTGTACGCGGCAGGCAATCTTGCTAACTTGATTCCAGTGTACGTGGATCCCGAGATTATTGATACTACTCGCAGGGCGGCTCCGTTGACGGAACTCATCCCTCGCGTGACGAACTACGGTCTGTACGCTTCGTACAACCAGATTACTGCAATGGGCAGTGCGGTAGCGGCTGGCGAGGATGCTTCGCTTTCTGAAGCGAATGAAACTTACACGCGCAGGACGGTTACACTCAAGTACTTGTATGCGATTGGTCGTGTGACTGGCCCGATGTTCGCGGCTTCAAAGCAGTATCTCGCAAGCGGCGGGTATGTTGATGCCCTAAGCCTTGAGGTCAAAAACAAGACTGTCGCGCTGAAGAGGCTTGAGGAGAACATGATTCTCCTCGGCGATTCGCAAACCGATTGGACGGACTACAATAGCGCTACGATGACTGCGGCGTACTCGTTCGACGGATTGTACAACTTGATTACTAACGCAAACTCGTGTAACAAGGGCGGGAGTTCGTCTTACAAGACGGATAACGCTGGTGCGGCGCTCACTATAACCATATTGAGGACTGCCATTAGGACGGCTAGGACTGCTGGTGGTGAACCGAACCTGATAGTTTGCGACTACGCGACCTACGATGACATCAAGGGCTTGCTGCAGGATTACTTGAGGTATGTGTCCACGACTACGCTTGCGTGGGGAATTACCACAATTAGTTTTGAGGGCATTCCCGTGATTGCAAGCAGGTTCTTGAGCACGACTGCAGGAAGCGGTTCGGGAGTTCCCGCAGACGCAAAGTCGTTGTTCGTTCTCGACACTAACGTAATTGAGATGAGGGTGTTGCAGGACGCGAGTTATGAGGAACTCGCTAAAACCAACGACTCGGTGAAATTCATGATTAAAGAGTATTGTGCTCTTGTCGTGAAAGCACCCAGCTGGAACCATGTTGTGGTCGATTTGTCTTAAAGACCTAGAACCCTGCAGGGGCTTTAACTCCTGCAGGGAAGTTTTATATTTGGAAAGGAGTTGATGGAGAATGGCAAGCGCGTTGACTGAAACATTGTCAGGAACTTGTGGACTTGCTCCACAGGACACGGTTGGACCGAGTTTGAAGTGTGGCGTTTATACTGCTACGAAAGTCACTATGGCAGATTGGGCTGTGTTCGGTGACTTCACCGCAATATACTACTGCCTCGCTAGCACCGTGAGCGCGGGAGCGTACACGGATGAACAAGTGACGGTGGATGCGACTACAACTAACCAAGTTACGTTTGAGTCGGCTACTACGGGAGCACTTAAGATAATGGTAATAGGATATTAATTGGAGTTGATGATACATGGCGGCGGCACTTAAAACGGCTACACTCGTTGGAACCATTGGCGCGTCAGGCGCTAAGACGACTACGGGGCCGAGTTTGAAGATGGGTTGCTATACGGCTAGTAAAGTCGCGCAATCCGATTGGGTTATACTGGACGACTTTACCGTCGTGCTTTACGCTGATGCGGTGACGGTTTCAACAGGAGCGTACACTAGCGAAACAGTAACGGTGGATGCGACGACAACGAATAAGGTAGTGTTCACTTCGGCTACGGCGGGAGTTACCGTTAATTTGTTCGTGATAGGTTACTAAAGGAGTTGATGTTATATGGCGGCGGCGGCAGAAATTACTGAAACGTTGGTTGGAACGGCGGGAGCGAGTTCTCCGCTTACTTCGACTGGCCAAGGCTTGAAGTGCGGTATTTATTCGTTCACGAAGGCAACTCTGGGTGATTGGGTTATCTTCAGTGACTTTACGAAGATATTGTACGCCAGCGCGGATTACGTGGCTACAGGCACTTACACGGATGAAGGGATTACCGTGGATGTGACTACGTTGAATAAAGTGACGTTTGGCAGCGCGAATACTGGAACGATTAGGGTAATGGTAGTTGGTTACTAAGGTGTTTTGACATGGCGGCAGTGACTGTAAACGAGTTTCTTCAAGATGGCGACCCTGGCACTGAAACGATAGTTTGCACGCTGGCGAATACTGGCGATACTTACAAGAGCAGGAAGTTCAGGAAACTCGTTGGCTGCCATATTACGCAGAACGGCACGATTGCCGCCACGGATGCGTACTCGGCGACTAGCCTAACGGCTGGTTCGGGGACTACGATTACTTTCACGGCGGTTGGCACGACTACGCCGAAGTTGATGGTTACATTGTATGGTAGGAGATAAACATGGCTGCGGCAACTATAAACGATTACTTGCAACTGGCGAATCCAAGCAAGGAAGTGGCGGTAATAACGCTCTTGGCTTCGGGCAGCACTTACACTAGCAAGAAGTTCAGCACGGTTCAAGCGGCTTTCGTCACGCAAATTGGTGCAATGGCGGCGACAGATGCTTACTCGATTAGTTCGATTAGTGGAAGAACGGTTACGGTTAGGGCGGTTGGCACGACTACCCCCAAGTTGACTTTGACGTTGTATGGAAAACACTAGGTGAATTGATATGGCTGAAGTCACTTTGAATACGTGGGTTGAAACAGGCGACCCGAATGTTGAGGTCGTAAAGGTTTCTCTCGCCGCTAGCTTGGACACTTACCATTCGAGGAAATTCAAAACCGTTTCCAGCGTTCAACTGTGCATGCTTGGCGCGATTGCGATAACCGACGCGTTTAGCGTTACTTTGAGTGGGAACGTAATTACTTTCGTGGCGATTGGCACGACGAATCCCACGCTTTATGCAGAGATTAGGGGCCACCACTAAATGTATAAGATTAAGAAGAAGAAAGCGAAGTTGAAGTTCAAGAATGGAGTTGTTGCGAATGAAGCTTCCGAAGTTCGTTAAAAAGTCGTGGAAGGCAATCGTTGGCGCACTCGCAGTCGTAGCCGTGCTAATAGCGGCTTTTTTCGGTATGCAGCCGGTGACGAATAGCCAGGTTGTTGATTACGCTTACTTTACTTTCAGCGCGGGGAACGTGTCCCTTAATGCTAGTGCGATGGGGATTTACGACAATACGACGGTAGATGTTTACACTAATTCGACTACCAAAGATATTCAGATGGGCGCGATTTACGTGCTTGAAACGAATGGAACTGGCGTGATGAACGCTAGTCTTACTCGCTGGACTGGTACTCAAGCAACTCTAGCTAATTACACGACGATGAACGCGAGCGATGGTAGTTGGACTAATTACTCGTCTTACAATGGTAGTAGCGCGATTTACGGTACTTCTTCCAGTAAGTACACGATGAGCAAGTGGGCGCTTGGAGTACAGTACACGCACTTGCCTACTGGAACTTACAACTTGTCGCTGAGGGTGTTCGGCAACGCTACTTACAATAACAACGCGACTGACGCGAACATGACTGTCCACATTTGGAATTACACGGCTGCCGCGTGGGCGTTCCTCGGTTCGACTGCGACTAAGACTAACGTGACGGTTTCTCCGATTGCGACTATCGCCAACGGTTACTTGTCTTCAACCAGCAAGGGCTATGAAGCGTATTACTTGGTTATCCCGAAGTACGATAATTCGACGCTCAGGGTGGATGACATTGCGTTAACAGCGTATTACACGAAGACTGCAGGGAATTACACGCTTAACTTCACTAGTTCGGTCACCGAGAACCTTACGGTTATGGTGAACGGCTTTAATGCGGCAGGCGCAGAGATAACTAGTAACATTACTATGCTGAACACGAAGGGGCCTAATTACAGTTCCCTCGAGTTCACTACGATTAAAGGCGTTTCCGTAAACCTTAGCGCGGGCGCGGCTGGCACTCTCGTGATGAAGAATTATGGTGCTACGGGAACGATTGCTACTTTCAACTCTAGCCAGTACTTTGCTTATCCCGCGTTCAACACGCAGCCTAATAGCGCGAGCAACTTGCCCGGGAACATTATTGCGACTTCCGAACCGATATTCATTCCTCGCGAGTACTCCAATCCTCAGCTTATCGTGCAGTGCTCGAATGTAGTGCAAGGCGTGTCCTCATCTTATCAAGTGAGTTTTGATAACTCGACGTGGTACGCGGGTGCGAACACGCCTGCGACTTGCGATAATAATATTCAAGTCATTAATCTCAATGATTCTGGCACGCCGTCTTACGTGAAGTACTCGGTGTCGCCTAAGGGTTTGACGCAGCAGAATAGTACGACTATGGTTGCGTGGGTTAGAGTAACTTATAGCAGGTGAGTTTCGTGGGAGATGGAGAAGCAAGACCATTGGCTTCAGCTACGCCCGAGCCTCACGAGAGCATGAGTAATTCGGTGAATAACCAGACTCAGCTTAATAACATGAAGCGCAATAAGTGGAGTACGTTCAATCGTCCGACTAGCGTTGCTTGACTTGGTGGCGGCAGGGAGGGTTTTCGCCTCTCATTGTTTCCTTCCCTGCCTTTCCTCTTCCATAATGCTTTAAAGCAAGTCTTGCGTTAGGGAAGTAGGATATTATGTGCGCGTACTCAACTACGACTGCCGTTAGAGCCGTGTGCGGCATGACTTCTGCCGAGATTTCGGACACCGATTTGACTACTTTCATTGGTTACGCTGACTCGGAGATAGACACCTTCGCGGGCCGCAGTTTTGCTGACGCGACTTCCGTAACAGAATACCCTGATGGCGAGCCAAAGAACTTGTTTGGTAACAATGATATTACTTTTCAGTTGAAGAAGTATCCTATTGAGAGTATTACGCAGTTCTTGCTATTGAATGAAGATGGCACTACCGCCAGCACTTTAGGTACGCTGAGCGCGGCTAACATCTTGGCTGGCACTTATACGACTACGGATTACTGGCTCAAGCCCGGTATTGGAGAAATAATATTAAAGACTAAAGTGATTCCTTCCGGCATCTATTCAACGAAGATAGTTTACACTTACGGCTATGCGAGTGTTCCTACGCTGGTTGCGGAGTTGAGTGCCTCGCTGGCTGCGATTCGTGCGGTAGTGGCAGTGGCTGGCGGGAAGTACGATAGTTTGACTTCTTACACGATTCCTGAACAGAACGTTAGCAAAGCCGAGTTTGATAAGCTTATGATTACTGCTAAAACGCTTCAAGAGAAGGTAACTCACTTGTGGCTTAGGGTAGGCGAGGCGCACAAGACGATGTTTATTGCGACGGCGGGGACTAAGCAAGGGTTTTTGACGAGTACTCAATGGTGATATTCATGACTACGATTTCGGACAAAACGGCTGGGGATAATATTGCGAGCGCGGACTTCATGCTGGTGGTTGATAAGCTCCAGAATGGCGCGGATACTGGCGTGAATCTTGGTGCGCTCAAGACGGCCTCGGGGTCAAACAAGTGGATTGGCACGGGCGCTTTCAGCAATTCGACGGCTTGCACGGTTACGAACACGAATGTAACCGCTAATAGCGCGATATTCGTGTTCCCCACTAGCGCTCCTGTCGGGACTAAGACGTGGTATATTAGCGCGAGGAATGTTGGCGTTAGTTTCGTGGTAACGAGTGATGGTACGGAAACGAGTACGACTTTCGTTTACATTATTGTTGAACCTACTGCCGCGACGTGATTGCTATGACTATCACGCACTTTGACTATGCCCGCTACGATTTCTCTCGGTTTGACCGATGCCCCGAGCCGTCGGGTGTGCAAGTCGCTGACTTTACGACCATATTCAACGACTGCAAGCAGCCGGTTACTCGTGCTGCTGTTACGATTGTGATAGACAACATTTCGGGCGGCGAGGAAAGGACTTACGCCACTGCTACGACTATCGACTGCATCTTTACTAAGGAGAAGAACAATTACTTATGGAAGGAAACGGGCATTGCTCAAACGGCTCACGCTATCTTGCTTTACCCTACTACGACTACGATTAATAGGTACGATAGGATTACAGTCGATTCCGAAGTTTACTTAGTGGAGAACACTACTCTCAGGAAATTCGGGACGTATAATATGTTCAATTCGGCTGTTTTATTCAAGGAATCGTAAGGGTGCAGCCATGCCTTCTGCAATGCTATTAGTTAAGTTCGCTTCGGTAACGGACCCGATGATAGTCAGCATCATGGATAATTCGTCTGTGATGCAGAAGTGCGCTGACTTGATTCGAGCCAAGGCTATTAGGTATGTTCCAGTTGACCAAGGGGAGCTTCGGAGGAGTATTAGGGCCGAGTGGAAGTGGGGGCAGTTCCGTATTTGGGCTGATACTCCTTACGCGGATTACATCGAGTACGGGACTCCGCAAATGGAGGCAGCGCATGGAGAGCACGACCCCCTGAATCCTGTGTTGGTTTGGGATGCGAAGCGAAATAGAGTAACTGGCTTGCGAAAAAAGGAGGGCAGCAACTTCTTTAGCAACTTATTGCGCGAAGTGAAGGGCAAGAAGCCCAAGTTAAGCAAAAGCCAAGCGGTTTCAGCCTACCAACGAATGCCGTTCCTTAGGCCCGCTTTATTTAATAGCGAGGGCGAAATTCGTGCGGCGTTGGCTAACGCAGTAAAGAGTAGGTTGGATGGCATGACGCTTACTCATTCGTAAGGCTTTAAAGCAAAGACTGTGTTTAGGGTATTAGAAGCCCCGCGTTGGAGCATGGCTGTGAAAGGCGGGGGTAGCCCCATGAGGGGAGTAAATTGACTGGCGCGAGCGTTGAACTGTATTCCGTCATGGAGGAGTTAGAAGTACGCTTGCGTAATTCGGGAATCTTTTCTGCGGCTACTCGCGGAGTCACATCCACTACCGACACTTTCACAACCACCAACCCGGTTATATTCAACGCGAGCGGCACGGGCGGGGATACTCTCTCGAATTACGGTACTCCTAAGAATCCGATTGGCCAGAGATTTGCGTTGACTAATGCTTCGTCCATCATTTCGGCAAGCGTTTGGGTCGCAAGCAAGTTTGGCGACGCGTCGATTAGTTGTCGAATTGAAACAGATAATGCGGGTTCTCCTTCCGGGACTCTAGTCGCTGCGGGGGCTACGGTTACTTTAGCTTATGCGGATATTACTACTTCGGCGTTGAATGCGTTCACTTTCGCTACGGCTATTCCGCTCGCGGCGGGAACTTATCATTTCGTGTGGACTTGCTTAACTGGCGCGAATACTGGATACGCTTTGTATGATAATAACACGGGTGCGGGCGGTTACGAGTGGAAGCAAAGCGGCGTTTGGAGCACGTCGGCAACTTATGTTATTCGCGGGCAGTATGCGGTTTCTACTACGGGCGTGACGCTTTCCCATTATTATTTGAAAAACGTGTCTGGAATCACTGTTGGTGGCGTTGCAAAGTCGTGGTTCACGGATTACACGGTCGATTACAAGGACGCGACTCCTTCAACCGCGTATGCAACAGTTACTTTCAATACGCCCATTTCGGACGGTAGTGCGATAGTGGTTTCTTATGATTATGGGACGACTGACCGAATCTTCCCCGACTTGCCACGCAAAGTAATTAGCTTGGCTGACGTTCCCAGAATCGGCATGAGCATACTCGCTTCCAGCAACAGCCCTGCGGACATCGGCGCGACAACCGTGCAAACCGAGTACACGATAGAATTCATTCTTTGGGCGAGTTCACAGAAAGAGTGTTACGATTATTTGACGGACTTGAAGAACTGGTTGTTGACTAACCAAAAAGCGATGCATTACGTTCCTTTGATTCAGCCGATTAACCTCGGGCCTATACTTCAAGGTATTGATAATCGGTTGTGTCAAGCGAGTCTTGAGGCGCGGATTAAGTTTATCTTCGAATCGTGATTAATATGGTAAAACGTGAACTATCTGAACGAATGCGTGCCTATCTATATTCAGATAGGAATTTACAGCGCATTAAGACTATTCAATTCAAGAAAGGATGCATTTCAACTTGGAAAGGCAAGCATCCAACCGAAGAAACTCGTCAAAAGATGCGAGAAAACCACGCGGATGTAAAAGGCGAAAAGAATCCGCATTATGGCGTTCCCAGTTTCTGGCGAGGAAAAAAGCGTTCTGAAGAGTTTAAGGCAAAACAAAGAGCAAACCGAATGAAACAGAATTTCATGAATGAACAAACGAGTATAGAACGCAAGATTCAAGAGGAACTAACCAAACGGGGTTACGCGTATTATCTTCATTATTTCATTAAAGGAAGACCCGATATTGCCTTCCCTGACTTGAAACTCGCAGTTTTTCTTGACGGAACTTATTGGCATTCTTTCCCAGAGCGAGTAGTTTCCGATAAGCGGGTAAACCAAGAACTTCAAACCCAAGGTTGGCTTGTTTTGCGTTATTCCGATAAGGAAATAAACTGCAATCCCGTAGGGGTTGTAGATGAAATTGAAGAAGTTTTAATGAGTAGGAGGTAATTGAAATGTGTGCAGTTTACGATTATCCGGGCGCGTTAAGCAACGTGCAAATTGGAAAGGAAACCACGTTCGGTAGCGCGGTAACCGCGAACAAAAACATAGGATACATAACTAACTTTAATGCGAGCAACAGCAACGAGATGGAGCGCATCCACGGCTTGGGGAGCAGGGACGCGGCTAGTTTGGTGTCCAAGACGTTCAAGCTCTCGGCTGACATTGACGCCATCTTTACTGAAGGCAGACTGTTGGCTTACGCAATCGGTAAGGACACGAAATCGGGTGCAAGCGACCCTTACACGCACACGATGGCTGACAACACGGATTACTCCTTGCCGAGTTTCACGGCAGTAGCCACGCACTACGGCACTACGAGCACGGTTCGGACGCTTACTGGTTGCATGGTGGATAGTTTGACGCTGAACTTGGATACTGGTTCGCCTCTAAAGATGAGCGCGAAACTCTTGGCTTGCTCCACTAGTTTGGCGAATTCGGGTGGCTTGACTTACACCGCCGATACGGCTAGTCCGCTTGGACCACAGTACGGTAGTCTTAAGATTGGCACCGAGAACTCGGAAGTCGCGTTGGCTAGACTACAAAACATGAGTTTCACCCTCAACAACAACCTTGAAAGCGTTTTTGGTTTGGGTGCGAGGACTGCTCAAGCGTGTATTCCGAAGAAACGCGAGTTCGAGGTAAAAGCAAGTTGCTTCGCTAACTACGATAGCGCGGCTGGCGGCGGGGACACTTACCAAATGATTCAAACCGCGTTTGGCGGCACTACTCCAGCGGCAGGTGGGGCTACGGATGTCGGTCTAATCTTCACCGTAGATAATGGTTTGGGAGCAGTAGCGGGACAACGCCAGTTGATTCTGGACTTTAATAACGCGAAGATAACGCAATTTGATATTAAGACACCGATTGATGGAATCGTTGCTTTCGACTTTACTGCGTGGGCCAAGACTATCGAAACGTGTACTTATACCGACGATGTAGGCGCGAATTATCTATAAGGAGGAGATTTGAATGGTGGGAGTACCGTGTGGAACGAAGGTAATAGAACTGCATTTGAGTGATGGAAGCACTCAGACGTTTAAACTGAAGCGCCCGACGCTTAGGGAAAAGCAACTTGCTTTCAATAAGTCCGGCGTGGATGTAGATGATAAGAATGAAATGCGTGGTTCGCTAGACCAGAAGATTACCATGGGGGTAATCCGTTTGGCTAAATCGATAGTTGAACCCGCAATGTATTCCAACAACGACGATGCGGTTAGGGATTTGCCGGAGGACGTGTTCGAGTATTTGATAAAACAGTTGAATGAGATACAATCGCTGCACCCTTTAGAGAGCAGCAACTCCGCAACTGCGTGAGGTTTGACCGAATCTTGCCAGGTTGCGAGGTTGCTTGCGAAACAATGATGTTGTGCCAACTATATCATTGTACGCCAAATGAATTGTGGGAGAATGATGCAATATTGATGGAGGAGCACTTGATTCTGCAAGATGAGCTTACTAAGGAGGAAAAGCGGAAGATGGAGCGCGAAACAAGGAATTTGAGGCATTAGGATGGATGTAATCGTAAGA